TTGGATATTGCGTGTATTCCAGAAAGATTCTTGACCGAATTGTAACTCCGCTGGAGTTGTATGTAAAATGAGTTGCTTCAATTCTTCCTGTTGTTGCTTAGTTAAATACGGCTTTTTACCTGGGATTTGTTTACGAGTAAGTAATCCTTCCAGTTCATGTTCTTTGAACTTTTTTACATAACTAGCAACGCTTTGACGATGCATACCAAGTATGGCCGCTACGTCCACCATTGTATATCCTTCCATTACCATTCGGACAGCTGTAATACGTCGTTGACGAGAAGTTTGTTTTTCTTTTTTCTCTAATTTTCGTAAATCTGATATTGTGAAAGGTTGTGATTTTTGTATTTTATATGACATAGCGTATTTTCTCCCCTTATGTTTTTTACAAACATTATCGGGTATCTCGAAGTGATTTATACATGATGATATTTTATAGTGGACTTATATAAATGGTCCTACACCAACTAGTGCAGAAATCACATCTTGTGAATTTTCAATACGGCGTATACCTTGTAAGTCCTTTCCTAAGACAATTTCTTTTCCATTGTCCCTGCCTGCTTTACGTACCATATCTACATATCTACCAACGATAAACGAACCTTTTACTTCTGTACGGAATCGGATTTCTAACTCAAAGGTACTTGCTATTGTTTTCAATAAATCTAGTGGGTTTGTAAATTCTTTAATATGAATGGTACGAAAACTTGCATATTCTGTTACACCACGTTGCCACTTTGTACCTTCTAAAGCAAAGTCCATCCATTTATTTACCGTATAAGATTCAATGGTTTGTGGTTTAATAACTTTTGCCTTTCTGAGTTTTGTATGTTCACTTAACGCATAGATTTTTTTAGATCGATCTACAGAATCTTGTTCACTTTCATTTATCACATATGAAACAAACGATCCATCACGAACACGCTTTAAGACCATGTTTTGTTGCATTAACTTTGCTGCTTTATGTGTACCATCTGAAACCGTAAATTCAAATTGGTCTACATTGTTTTTTAGTTCCCATTTACGGAGATCATCCCAATAATCTTGTTCTTTAATTACTGCAATGATTTGTTCTGTTTTAAAATCGATAATGTGTAAATCATTATTACTCATAGATATCTCTCCCTGTATGTCACTTCCACTTGCCCAATGTCAGAAGGGAAAATTTCAATTTGGTTCAATCCTTTTTCTACTTTAATAAAATCACCAAAAAAATCTTTCGTATTGATTGCATTCTTGCCATTAATCTTGATGCTTGCATCTGCCGTATCGATTTCCACTACATCACCTTTTCGTACGATATAAGGTGCTTCGAGAGTGGTGGTTTTATTAAATTTCCACACTTTTATATCGTTTATTGAAGCATTTAAATTGGGCGCTTCTTTCCATCCCCCAATATGCACCATAATTTGCGCTAACTGATTTTTAGAATATCTTTCATCCACATCGAAATACTCACGATACGATTCAGAATCATATCCACCTTTTTCTAAAATACGAGCTATATCAGCCACCCAATAGTTTCCGACACGAGTAATTCGCAAACGGCCCGTAAAGTCATTCCAAGTCCAGGGAGAATCACCCGTAGTTGAGATAATGTGATGTCCTTCGTTAACCTTTCCGGCGCGTATCTCTCCGTAATTAGAAGCTACGTTTACATGTACTTCGGCCATTGTCATTTTGCCTATGACATCAGAATTCACATCCAGAAGATATATTTCTACACGCCCCATAGATTTAGCGCTATTTTGATTCCAACATTCTACAATCGCTTCAACAGTAAAATCCTGTAGCGGTTCTTTTAAACTCTTTCTAGCAACGCCACCATGCCATTTGCTACCTGCGCCAAAGTTATCAATTACAAAGCGTTCACCATCTGACTTTAGCGTCCCCGTGTTTTCACCTTCGTCAGTGTTTGGACCATTTTGAGTCCAACCAACCATTGTTTTCATTTCAGCGTGCATAACAAGCTGTTCTGTCTCGACTGTTCGTTCTTCCACAGAAACAGGATATCCCATACGAAAATGTTGTGTTTCTTCTTCCTTCTTTCGTGAAATATCAATAAATGTAGATGGGTTTTCCACTTTAATTGTGAACTTAGGATCAGAATATTTACTCCCATTATTCGATATATTTGTGATTAATCTACTTCCCTCTAATCTGAACTCTATATTTCTATTCGGGCCTAATTTATAAGGCATTGGACAAATGAACTTTAAAGTACCTTTTCCTAGACTCACAAAATCATCAATATTAAAATCTTCATCAATAACAGCTATATATGTTCTATCTGGTTTTACGTCAAAAACTAACTCGGCAGGTTGTTCTGTAATTAACCAATCTGCTATTTCTTCTTTTAACGTTTCTAAATCTGTTCCATCTGGAACGATAATTCCTACAGGGACAGGGAGTGGACGATGGTCCGTTTCTGTTCCTAATAATCTTGCGCCTGGATATCCAGGTATTTTTAAAAAATTCCGTTTTAGAGGTGCCCATGTTGGCGGGCTCCATCCTTTTTCTATTTGGATATATTCCTTACGTTGGTTGTTAAAAGTAAAAGTACTCATTTCAACACCTCGTTTCTCTGTAAAATAAAAGAAACCCAAACCTAAAAGGCTGAGTTTCTCTTGTTTTCTCTATCTTGATATTCAGTTGTATATCGATAAGTACCGCGTGCCACATCTCTTCCTTCTAAATTTACAGGCACTTCAATAACTAAATCTCCACCAAGCATTGGAATGACTCCACCGCCAGATGATCCGAAAGAATTATTAATGACTTGATTTGATACACTATTTGTCATGGCTTGTCTACTGTTTGACATACTTCCATATACACCACTCATGACGGTCTTTAATCCTGCTAATTGGCTTGCGGAACTAGCCATCATACGGCTCATATCGTCCATTAATTGATTTATTTCTCCTGATATAGCAAATTGTTGTCGCGGCATGGCTGCTACTATTCCTGCGCCAATATCTCCAAGTGTCTTTTTATTCAATGGTAAAACTGCTTCTTTTCCGGCTTCTCCTGCACCTTGCAAGTTTCCGCCATTCATTCCAAAGATAGTCGGTTTAGTGAAGATACCACCTTTTGCACGCCAATCTATATTAAGTCCAGAAGGGAACGTAATATCCTTGCCTAAAATATTTTTCGTACTAGTTTGCAAGCTAAAGTGTGGAAGAGGTGGCATTTCAGGTTTAGGAATCTTTAACTTCAAGTCACTAAAGAAACTCTTAATCTTCCCAATAAATTTTTCTACACTGTCAACTGCATCTTTTATTGGATCAATAATAAAACGTTTAGCTGCTTCAAATTTTTCTTGAGCTGCACTCTTTACAGAATCGAATTTTTCTCTAGCTGAATTATATAAATCAGTAAATTTTTGCTTTGCCTGATTATAAGCGTCTGTTACTGGCTGAATAACATATTGCTTCACTAAATTCCAAGCTGTAAGTGTATAAGATTTTATAGATTCCCAGTTGCTTAATATCCAATTTGCTAATTCACCAAGTTTTTGCTTGGTTGTATTCCACAAGTCTTGAACAGGTTGAATTACATACTGTTTAACCAAATTCCAAGCCATAAGAGTATACGATTTAGCAAGTTCCCACTGTGAGCTTAACCAAGAAATCAAATCACTGAATTTTTCTTTTGTTGTGCTCCAAGCTTCCTGGACTGGCTGAATAATATATTGCTTAAGTAATCCCCATGCAACTTGGGCCACGGCTTTTGCAATTTCCCATTGTGTACCAAGCCAAGTGACCATTTCACCGATTTGTGTACTTACCCAATTGTAAGCTTCTTGGATTGGTTGAATAATATACTGACTTATAGCTGCCCATGCAATTTGCACTCCTGCTTGAATAAGTAGCCATCCTGCTTCTAAAACAGTTGCTATAAATGAAATGATTGGATCTAAAACGGTAACAATGGTATTCCAAGTGTCTTGCCAAGCTTGTACGAGTATCCCCCACAATTCTGAAGCTGTTGTAACTAAAGATGACCACCAGGAAGAAGCCGTTTCCACAATACCTGACCACAAACTACTAAAGAATTCACCTATCGGATCAAAGAAACTATGCATCATTTCAGCAAATGAAGCCCAAGCACCTGAAAAGAATTCAACAATAGAATTCCATGTACTACTACATATTTCGCCTATCCCTGTCCATAAATCGCTAAAAAATTGCCCTATCGGATCAAAGAATGAATGCATTGTTTCTAAAAATGAATTCCATGCTTCACTAGAGGATTGAACGATGCTATCCCAAAGTTCTATTAAATATTCTTTAATAGAATTCCACATATCTATAGTCCATTGTTTTATAGAATCCCAATTCTCATAAATAAGGACACCCAATGCGACTACAGCGGCTACAACCACGGCGATTAATGCAACCCATCCCATCATTGCAGCCCCTATACTCGATATAACGACGACTATTGGCGCTAAAGCCATAAATGCCCCTGAAATCACTCCAATAGCAACAGCAATCGCTGTTAACGTTGCTGCTAATTCAGGATTATTAGAAATCCATTCCGCAAATTTAGAGACAAGATCTGCTATAACTTCAAGAACAGGCTGAAGCGCAACTTGTAAATCTTGCATTGCTTTTTGAAATTTAACTGCTGGGTTTGCATCCATCTTCTTAATGGAATCATTTAATTTATCTTGTTGCTTTCCAAAATCAACGGTTTGCTCTTTCGCGCCTAGCAAAGTATTAATGATGTTTTGTCCTTGATCTTCGTACATTGTCACTTTGTTATCGTAAAGGCTTTTTATCCTTTACTTCTTGCACTTCCTATTAATGCAAGTTCGGCATACGTTTTCACTAAAAAGTGTCGCGGTCTCGTGGAAGGATTATATCTTTTCACCTTCTATGCTCTGCCCCTGACTATACTTCGTATAGCCTTCGGTTCAAATTAGGATTCGCACCCTCTTTGCTTCATACCGCGATTTTACTTCGGCACAATTTATCATCTACCGAAAAACTTAACACCTAATTCATTACGCTTGGTTTCATCATCAACTTGTGATAAGGCTTGTGCAATCTCGGTCATAGCTGCTGAACCTTCTTTACCACCATTAGCTACAGCTTGACCCCATTTTTGAACTTGTTCTGCTGAAATTTGTGTACCTTCAAGGGCTTCTTTCATTGCTTTATCGACACCTTGACCGAATTCAGCCGCTTTTACACGACCTTCTTTCAGTCCATCTAGCAAATTATCGATATTCCAGGTTCCTGTTTCAACCCCAGCTGCCATAATAGCTTGTACTTCTTCAGCGTTGTATCCTGCTCGCGTTAACTGACCACCATATTCGGCGATAATATCTAATTGTTCCGGTGGAAAACCCATTTTTAATAAGGCATCAGCCATACCAAGAGCGCCTTCTTGTGAAATGCCTAATTCATTACCGATTTCATTCGTTTCTTGAATTAATTCAGTAAAATCAATGCCAGCATAAGCATTAAAAATAACAGCTGCACTCTGTACGAAAGAAGCATTTGCTTCATCACTAACATTTTTATTCAAAGCCCATTGTCTTCTTACACCCTCAAGTGCTTCTTCTGCATCTAATCCATAGGCTGAAATTCCTCTCACAGCATCCTCTACTGATTTTTTTGAGGACTCAGGAACATCAAATCCTATTTCAATTTTTGTTTTTAACTTTGACATATCAAGTGCTTTTTCAACAGCTGCTGCCATTCCGCCACCAGCTGCTATTCCACCGATAACATTTTCTAATCCAACTTTTAGACCTTCAAACTTCTTCTCAGTTCTTCCGGCTTCTTGTTGTAATTCTCTTAACTCATTTTGTACTTGCCGTATGGAGTTTCCAGCATCCACAGATCGAAGAGCTCTTTGTAATTTTTCAATATCAGCTTCTGTACCTAATGCCTCACGACCAATAATTCCAATCGCTTGTTCTAACTGACGACTTGTAGCTGTTCCATTCCGAATTGCATTCACAAGACGATTTCCTAATGCTCCTGCAAAATCATCAACGCTTTTTCCTGTAGCTCTAAACAATGTTTCTAATTGCCTTGTGGAACTCGCTACATTCTCTTGCTCAGCTTTCATGTTTCCAAGTTTATTTTTCAGACCATTAAGCGATCCTTCTGTAAATTCAATTTCACGCCTGAATGCACGATATTGTTCTTCAGAAATTTTACCGTTTTGAAATTGAGCTTGTACTTGTTGTTCCGCTGCTTTCAACTTATCTAGTTTTTGCGTTGTATTTTCAATCTGTTGTGTAAGTAACTGTTGTTTTTGCGCTAATGCTTCCACATTACCTGGATCAAATTTTAGCAAACGCTCGACATCTTTTAATTCTTTAGCCAAAGCATCACTTTGTTTATTTACATCTTTTAAAGCATTTTGTAGCGGCTGAGTATTACCACCAATTTCAATCGTAATCCCTTTAATTCTTCCTGCCATTTTCTCACCCCTTTCTTAGAATGAATCGAAGTCTTTTTGATTTGCTTTTCTAACTTTTTCTTTATCTGGATTCTCCAGCTCAGCGAATTCAGCAATGTAATCAAAGCAATCACCGATTGTCATATCTTCTAAATCCCAGCGTGTTAATTTCGCTTTATAACAAAGAGCAAGAAACAGTTCAGTAGTAAATTCCTCATCACTGAATGTCCCTTGCTCTCCATTATTTTTCTTTATTTTTTTTTTGCTCCCATAGTAACCTGAACTAATTCCATGACCGCAGGCATAATTTCTTCAATTGGGAATTCTTCAAATTCATCTAGCCACGTCATAGGATCAGAAATTTTTGGATCAGCGGTTTTAGCATATAACCAAGTTAAATCATAAATAAGTTCAAAATCCACATTACTTAAATCAATATTAGACATATCAATAGGTTGTTCTGCCCCATTTGATGAAGCTAAAGCATTAATTGCCCCTAACCCCATCAAATCTGCAAATAAATTACGTCTGAATTGCGCTTTATACCGCTTAACCGTAGCTGCTGTAGCTTTTAATTTGACTTGTTTTCCATCGATTGTAATTGTCTTTTCCATTCACTTACGCCCCTTTTGGTAATGCAGGTACTTTTGTATAAACTTTTTTGTACCAATTATCATAGATTTCTTGTTTTGATTTAGTAGTAGTTTTCGTTTTAACCATACGTTTTCCATTAATATCAATAGGGCTTGATACAAATTTAAGTTCATTTGTGTTAGGCTCTGCTGAATTTGTTTTCGTTTTAGATGCAAGTGTTGGACGACTTGCTGAACAGTTAAACATAACGTGTCGAGTCGCTCTTACATCGCCATCGAATTCAAATAATAACGCAAATGATTTTCCTTTTGCATCGGCTAATTCATTTAACACACCATCTTCTTCGTCTAATTCCTCACCTAATGCATCAATTGCAAATTGCTCTGGAATATGAGCGATTGATAGAGTGCCATCATACCCTTGGTTATTACTTGCTGCGTAGTAAAGCATGTCATCTGCATAGAACTCAATTAAATCCCCTCGTGGATCAAATGTTAATTCAACCGCCCCTGGTAATCGTATCGGTGTACTAAATGTAACTACACCATCTTTAATGTCATAGAGTGCATAGTGGACATTTTTCAGACCAAAAGCTACTTTGTTTTCATTCATTTATATCAACCTCGTTTCATATATTTTTTGATACACTTTTTCAGATTCAATAAATCCTTCAACTTGTGAATCGTAAGGTATTTCACAATCATCTAAAACTTTTTCAAGCTTGGATTCAGCAACTAAATCCTTTTTAGTTGTGTAAAGCTCTATATTTGCATCGTCTATCTTGTGATACACCTTGTTATCAGCCATTAAATTTGCTGATCCATCCACAAGGAAACATATATAAGGTGGCGCTGGAACTGGCTTGGTCGGCGTTGCTGTGAAATGCGAATAAGCCACAGGATAACCTGTAGCTTCAAGAATTTTTGTTAATTCACCTAATGTCATTGTTGAATCACCCTTTCAATACGTCTTGGAAACTCATCAATTACATACTGTTCAACTGGAAGGATATGAACTTGTGCTGGTACACGGCCACCACCCACTTTCGCATGTCCCTTTTCTAAAAGATGTGTTAATTGCCCTTTTGTATTGTGAACGACAAAACCATTACCTTCTTTTTTCTTACGCCATCCTTTACGATAAGCACCTGTTTTTTTAGGACTACCTTGCCTTAATTTTTCTACAGCAACATCAGCTACTTCTTCTTCTGCTATCATTAACTCTTCTTCCACAACATGAGCATATCTTTGTAATTCTCTAGCAATCTCACTCGCAAAATCATTCATATTAAGTATGCTCCTTTGCGATAATAGTCAATGTTTGATACATTTCATCATCATTCATTGGCGGTTCGATAATGTCAAAGATACGATCCTTCATTTTAATTCGCATTAATTCTGTAATACCTGTTGTATAAGGAATAACAAACCGATAAATTCGTGTGGACTGTGAAGCTGAAGCTTCAATGTACTCTGAACCTTTTACCGTTTTTATCATTGCCCATGCTTTTTTTACTTCTTGCCAATTACCTGTTTCAACTTCTTGATTCAAATCATCTTTTATTACTTCAGGCTGCTCAATGATAATTCGATTTCTACAATCACCTGTATTCAGTGGTTTCTTGTACTGAAAAGGACGCATATTAATCACCGTCTAATTTAATTTCTTCTAATGCTTTATCGATGCCTAAACTATTAATCTGACTTAAAAAATTCTTGTCAAAATACTCTAATGCATCGTTATAAACATAACGAGAACGTTCAAAGACTAATTCTTTGAACTCCTCGTCTTTATTTAAATCATAATTCCCACAAACCCTAAGTAATGCCTTGTTAGACGTAGAAAGGATGCGCTTTAGGTTATCATCTTCCTCATCTCCTAAGTGCATCCTATCTTTAAATTGCTGTAATATTTCATTTGAAATTACCTTATCCATTCACATCATTCCTTATTTAGTTGCTGGTGGGGTTGGTGGTGTAAAAGAAATTTTCAAATCATAAACAAGAGCTGCTTTATTATCTTTTGGTTTACCATTAGCAAACTGTTTAATTGTATAAAGCATAGCATCTTCAATTGCTAATGTTTGGTCAAACTTTTTAAGTTTGTATCCACCTGCAATCGCTGCAAGATATTGCCCTTTTACAAAGAATAATGCTTTTCCAACTGGAATTTCTTCAGATTCAACAGTTTGGATGTTATAAGGCAATGCCATGATCCATTGTCCGTTAGCAGTTTGAATTGTGTTACGTGCTTGTACGCCGATTGCATCCACAGGATTTACAACCATCACAATTTTATTTAATACTTTACGAGATTTTCCTTTTCCATCAACGGATAAAGCTTTTACTACTTCATAAAGTTCACCAGCGATTACCTCACCATGTTCAGACGGAGCAAATGTTAATGTACCGGATGATTTTTTATCAGTAACTGCTCCTGTATTTGCATTTACATCTTTCATTAAACCTACAGGTTGATGCGCTACTGATCCGCCACCATTTACAAAACCGAATTCTAAACCGACAGAATACGATTCTACTAATAAAGTTCGAACGTAACGTTCAACCCATACTGGACCAAGTTCTAACATGTCGTTCGGAATAGCTGCAAATGCAGTTAATTTAAGTTGACCAATCTTTTCTTCTCGGAACGCTGCATTTACTTGACCTCGAATTTCACCAAATAACTCGCCCCATGCATACGCTTTTGTTGCATCAGAATAAATAAACTTAGTTACAGCTCCTAAATCTTGTAGCCCTAAAGCTTCAAGTAATGGATGTTCTGTTACTAAGTCTTCAAATACTCGCTCTTGTGTAGTTACTGGAAGGATTTCGCCATCCTTGAATCCACCTTCTTGTACAACCGCATTAAAGAATTTTGTTTCCGCAGCAGTTAATACATTTTGACCACGTTGTTGAAGAATAGAACGATCTAGCATTTCGTCATTTACTTGATTACGGACTGTGTTAATTACATCCGTTTGCATTGCATCAAAGAAATTCTCAAACGCTGTAGTTTGTTCTTGTTCTGTGCTTTCCGTGTTAGTTAAAGCATCCGTTAATTTTGCTTTTGCCTTATTAAACGATTCAGATTTATTAAATTTAATGACCATTATATATTTCCCCCAATTTTTATAATTTTAAAAAGAGTCCTTTAATCCCACCATTTTTTACAGGTCTAGGATTTGGCTCTTTTGGTTTTGGTTCTGTATTTGTTTGTAAATCATTCAGAATTTCGTTTTTTAGTCCTAATAGTGCAGCGTTTAAATCTTCTTTTATAATTCCTTGGCCTTTATTCATTGTTCCGTTTCTAAAACCATCGATTACTTTTTGTGGAAGCATGGCAGCAGTAGCTGTTGAAGCTGTCATTTTAACTGGATTCTCCATAAACATGATTTCATCCACAAAGTTATTTTCTAATGCTTGTTGCGGACCCATCCAGGTTTCTTCACCCATCATATTAAGTAGTTCTTCTTCTGATTTACCGCTTTTAATGACATAGGCGTTTACAATTGCTCGATCTGTTGTTTTTAGCATTTCGGCAGCCTTTGACATATCGCGATGATCTCCACCATTCCACATCGAAGCGTTATGAATCATGATTTGTGCAGTTGGAGAAATTCGGACTTTGTCAGCAGCCATTGCAATAACAGAAGCCGCACTTGCAGCCAAACCAACTATTTGAACTTCCACATGACCAGGATAATTTTTCAACGCTGTGTAAATCTCTGAACCTTCGTGTACATAACCACCAGGACTATTAATTGATACAACTAAGTCATCGCCATTTGCATCATCAAGCGCTTTAGAAATCTTACCTGGGCTTGCAGCATCCATTTCAAACCAATCATAAATCCACGCTTCATCATTTGAAATGATTGGGCCTTTAACGTCAATTTTCACCGTCATTTTGTATTCTCACCTCCTTCAGATTCAGTTAGTTTTGTATAGTTTTTCGTAATATGATGTGTATTTAAATTAGGATCATCTGAAATTTCATATCCTACTTCTAATCGAATTTCATTTCCTGTAAATGCACTTGAAGAAACGAGTTTATCAATACTTGTAGCGAGATCAAATATACTCTGATAAGAAACAGCTTTAACTTCAATTTTTTGACCTAAAAGATACTCTTCTTCTTCAAAAAATTTAACGTTTGCTTCATCAGAAATCTTTTTTAATAAAGGTTTCACTGTGAAAAGCATATAATTTTTTGTTTGCTTCTCAACATCAGCCATTTCACCATATATCAAAGCTGTTGGAATACCAAAAGCCATTGCAACTTGATTTAAGAAACCGTTCGTTACTTTATTGATTTCTTCCACACTTTGACCCGAGTTTACACCACCCGATGTTTCCTCGTATTTAAAGCCTGGTTGTTGCGGAATGATAGCAATATCATTTTCCCCAACCGCTTTATACATGTCATCAATGAAATTTTGTAGTTTTGCTTGGTGATCTTTACTCTTTGCAGCAAGCATGTCCATATCAACTGTGGCACGAATTTGATTTTTACGTTTTTGAGAGCTTAATATCCTACCGAATAAATCACCATAATCAGCAAAAAGCCCATCAATAAGCGGTGATAACTTGTCATTCCGATATCTTAAATGAATGACTTCACTTTGTTTAAAACTTCTTTTAAACTGATAATCTTTTACGGTGACATTTGTAAAAGTATCTTCAAACACAGCGTATTCGTTATGCTCAAAGTCATCAGCAATAAGTAAATCACCATCATCAGCTTGTACAATTAACGCTTCATTATCATAAATAAGTTTGTAAATGAAACTCTCCCAAAAGGTACTTGCTGTCATATTCTTATTCGGTCTAACATTTAATCGGTAATAAAGCTCATCCCTTTCAAATTCTTCACCATTTTTAACTCTAAATTCTGACTGGCTAATTGTTCTACCTAAAAAGGATATACAGGTATCAATTGCTAGTCGTTTCATGTGTAATCTATTTGCTTTATCGATAAACATTTCCACATCAAACATAAATCCTACTTCACTATTTCTTTTAAATACCGTATCCAGCCATCCAATGATTATCACCCCCTTTATTAGAATTTAATACCATCTAACATAAAGTCAAATTCATCCACAAGAATGTTATCCGCTTGCCATAATGCATGAATAAAGGCTTGGAATCCATCTGTTTTTCGCTTAAATTCATCTTTTTTCAGGTATTCTTTGTTGCCGTCTTTTTTGATGTGGACGTAGACATTGTTGGTGTACCAACGCATCAATGGATTATCTCCAAAAATAATACGATTGTTTGCAAATAACGTTTCAACTCGTGGAGCTAAAAGTGAATGAATCGCTTTTGGATTACGAATATATAACAATATGAAACCTTCAGCTTCAAGTGCTGTTTTAACAAGATCAAGACGGAAAGTATCAGCTACTATTGTATTAAATCCGTATATCTCACGCATTTTTACAAACCAATCTACAATGTGAGAGATATTAATTACAGGTTCGTCCACAATAGTTAACAACCCATTTTCAGCCCATTCATAAATAGGTGCCTTTAATTTCACCTTATCCAAGAATCCTTTACGTACAAAAGAATGACCTTTCCAAATATAATCCTCACCATGTTTAAATAGTAAACCGACCGCTGCAAAGTCTTTGATACTGGCGAAATCGAGTCCTCCCACAGCTACTTTGTGTCTTAAATCTGGTACTTCTCTAAGCGTTTCTCCATCTTCTTCAAAGCCAGTACGCATGATTTCTTCCCATGAAGCTACTGACTTTGTTAGGTCTGTTTCGGGATAATTCATACGTTTCGTTATAAACTCTTCACGATTTGATGGATTGTTTGCTAATTGTTTATATTGAGTTAGTACCTTTTTAAATAACCCTTTAGCATAAGCGCTTCTTGGCTCGCTAAACATAGGATTTGCTTTTTCCCACACATCAGGATTATCGATTTCTTCTGGGTTATCAATCTTGCAAATAAAAGGGAACAAGGGATCTTCTAAATCTCTCCCTTTCAGAATGTTCATTGCTCGTTCTTTGGTCTTATCTAAGAATCCATCACGGACGAAACCATCTGTACCAATAAAAAATTCTCTAGCATTTGGCACTTTTCCAAGTCCACTAGAGAATACATTTACTACATCAAAGTTTTCATATCGATGTATTTCATCATAAATAACACAACCGTCACGAAGTCCATCTTTAGAACTCGCATTGGATGTGTGATATTGCATAACACTTTTTGTATCATTACCAAGGATTTCAACCTTAGTTCGATAAAACATATCTTCCAATACTTCTTTACCTTCAATTGCATCATATACTTCACGAAAAGAAACTTTAGCTTGTTTCTCGTTGTTAGCCACAATTGAAACATTGTATCGATCTATTCCATGCAGCGGACTAATAAAGAAATGACATAATGATGAGATCAAACCGTTTTTACCACCACCACGAGCCATCATAATTAAAAATTGCTCGTAGAAAACAGAATCATCTTCTTTATAGAAAAGAAAAACAAATGCTGTTATGAACTTTTGGAATGGTTGTAATTCAAAGTACCATTTCTCAGTGAACTTTATATAATCCTCATGCATTTCATTATCGAAATACAAATCATCGCGTATTAAAATGTATTTTTCCAAGTACTCAATTAGCATTATGCGCTCTTTATTTAGCTTAATTTCCCCTGTTTTATACATTTCAATATATTCATCAACGTATTGATTTTGAATCATGTTAAATCTTTAGCTGAGCGCTTAGTTTTTTGAGGAACAACAATTACTTCAGCGGATGCTTCCAAACCAAGCGCACCCAAAATCTTTATCATTCGATCATTGGTTTTATGCAAATCATTGATGGAAGGATTTGATTTTGGGCCATGCATACCAGATACCTTTATTCCGGTGTCTTGAATATCATCGATAAGCTCACACTTTAAATCCCATAATGATAAATAGTCTTGAACTAAGTCTTCATAATGATTACCAACGATTTTTTTCTTTTTCAATTGGTTGTATAAGTCTTTTTCAATACGTTCTCTCAAGGTTTCACGACTGGTTTTAGCCACTATATACCCTCCTTCCGATTTACATTAGTTTCCAATTTATTATAACGCGCGAAAACGGTGATAAATTTGGAAAATCGACCCCCTCCTCCGGTGCTCCTTAGAACATTTTTTGATGAAATTATTTAAGGGGGGGTGTTATTATCGAATCATTTTTACCACTTTTCATCGTTTTCCCATTTGTTTATCTTTTTTACAAACACTCTACCGTGTTCTTTATTATGGCAATCCACACAGACTGTTTCGAGATTATCCATTTCTAATGCAAGTTCTGGATGATGTTCTAGTTCTTTTATATGATGGACAACGAGTTGAATCTTCTTACGCTTGGCACTCTCACTGTATTCATTGGTGTCTGTTTGAACGCGACCATTACGCCTACACTCTTGGCACTCATAAGAGTCTCGCTTCTTTACTTGCTCTCGTATACTCTTCCACTCACCACTGTCATAGAACTTTCGCTTCTGTTGTTTTGTTTTATATTCCTTCATCACTTGCTCGCCTTTCATTTTGTCCTTTACAAAAGACATTTTTAAAATTTTATTTTTATATTCCTCATATTATAATGAAAGTACCCTAATTCCTGAGACCCATATGGTTGATGGATGTTTTTTACACGTGCACAGTTGTACATCTACCTCAGCAGATGATGCAGCTGTGCTTATTTAATTACTCCTCCACAATCTTCCACAATAGGATGATTGTGCTGTATGATCTTTGTGTTAATATTTTTCTCATCAGCTTCACCATATTCAATATGGATGTAAGCACCTGATTGACGATTAATATTTGTTTTCCAAGCAAAGCTAATCCTTTTTCTTTGCTTTATCTCTTCACCTTGATAAAGTATAACAGGTACAGCATTAACGTCTGACTGTACAATTTGTAATAAAGGTTCTACATTCTTGTTAGATTGTTTGTACTTCTCTAACTTATACATATCTACAAACGCGCCGTTACATTTCGGACAAACAGTCACTTCTTGATATTCCTCTTTAGATGTACGATACGCTTTATCCTGATGACCGCACACTAAACATTTAGAAGTATGATAATAGTTAATCTCATTACGAACCTCACACATCTATCTCACCCTCTACATTTAAATCCTTTCTCCATTTATCTTTTTCCAATAAATCTTTTATTGATGTTTGTTCTAGGTATTCCACAGAATAAAACATAGGCTTCCCACCATATAGCTTGTAATACTTAACATCTATTCCAGACTTTTTGTGCGCTTTTTCAAGTGGTTTAAGGTATTTGATATATGCTTTCTTATCAATAGACATAAGACCAAGTGCAGCAAGCTTACCTTTTAAAACGCTATTCAATTATCCTCACTCCTTATCTTTCCTTAGCATGTTCTTGAAACAATTGTATTTGCCATTGGTTGAATTCTAGAAACAGCTTCACTAATTGTCTTCCCATCTAAAACAGTAGGAACTTTTACTGTGAATCCATCCACTTCACTCTTACCTGTAAACCTACCCATAATCTTCTCCAACTTCTCCAATGCAGCCACACATTCATTAGCAGCATCAGTAACTTCCTTCATTTGTTTTAATGCTTCTGATGTATCAGCATCAATATTAATCTTTAATTTGTTATTAGCCATCCCTTTCATCCTCCTCCAAAATAAAAAGCACCCGAATGGATGCTACAGTTTTATTAATTCACTTTAAATCAATATCGATATCATAATAAATTAATAAAAATGTATGTATAGGTAAATAGAGAAGAATATTGTCTTCTTACAGAATAAGATATATTCATACTTATTCATAATTTACATATATAAAATACAAATATAGTTGTATTTGCATATACATCACCAAAACATTATCTTTGTCACGTTAATAAAAATTTTTCTAAAAAAAAGGTATTACGAACCAAATGGAGAATATATTACACATAGATTTGTTTCATATACAATTTTCCCTATTTATTGTGTTATGAGCAATGAACTATTGAAATCTCCCTTAAAAATAAAAAAAGAGACAGTTTTATTCGTCTCTTTTTTTATTTTGTTCATTTTTATTGGTATACAAAACCAATTTCAGCGCATGATAAGAACGGAAGAAGGACAGACGATATCGTTTTCGCACAAACTCCCTTTGGTTCAAATACTACTTACCCATTAGATAGCCAAATACGTTTGTCCTTCTTCTATAAAGGATGAAAAATGCAGCATGTAAATTTTACTAAAAAGCTCGTACTCCACAGATTGCATTTGCATTTTTCATTTCTTTTGAAATGAATTACATAATACGGTACGTGATATTTTAATACCCACTTATAAACAAAAAGAGCAACCGATACATTCAGTTACCCTTCCGTCAATTCTTTATGTTATTACTATAAACCCTTTTTGCAATAGTTAACATGAACTGAAGTGAACTTAACATTTTGTTAACTTAACATCTGAGCATATTCAATCATTCGTTTTATTTGCGCGTGTTTATTATAGATATAACGTGGACTGTAATCTAACTCTTCAGCAATCTTCTCTAATGTCTTTCCTTCCACATACTTACCATACATAATCTTATGTTCCAAACCGTGGAATGTACTAATTACCTTTTTGAAATCAAACATGTCATTCATCTTGTGAGCTAAGTCATGTTCGCGTACAGCAATACGATCTTCCAGTTTCCCTCCTTTTGAACCTTCAGTTAATCGAACTTCTTGTAAGTCACCATACACCCACCTTTTCAGTTCCCGTTTACTTCTGTCTAAATCATTTTCCAAATAGATAATTTCATCTTCTAATTTCTGATAGTCTTTCAGCCAGTCAAACAAATGATGATTCACCTACTTTCTATTAAAAACAACAAATCTCTTAAAACACGTTTATTTCCCTTTCTAAGACGTTTTAATGCTTGTACATCTATTTGTATTCAGAAAGAAATAAAACTTCAAATCACTACGATTCTGACATTCATTTCTATGTCGAAACTCGTCGAACACATTGGATTCTCCTAATGAGTTAAGCCTGGTTCACCTTTTGTCACTAAATCCAGTAATTCATTCAGATTGATACCTGTTTGCACTTCTATTGCAGTTTGATATAAAGCGGATATTGCTGTATTAAAAGCATTGTCGTCCACATCTAAAGCAGCCATAATTAATACAATCAATTTCGCTAAATCCTCTGAATCATATTGAGTGCCAACGAATTGTTTTACAGCTTCTATAAATTTTGTTCCTTCTTCCGTTAATTCACTATCATTCGTAATTGCTTCAAAGTCCTTATCAAATTTGTTAGACATTCGTTAATCTCCCTTTCGATTTATATGTGATATCCTGAGCCGAAGCCCAGGACAAATATTTATTCAGCAACGCTTTCTTCATCAACAATTTTTAATTGACCAGGTGCAACATCAGTTGTTCCATCAGGATTAACGTTATACTCGACACCTTCATGTTGTTCTTCGTAAAACTCATCAATCGACATTTGCGAAGGTTCTAGAGTAATAGAAACATTTTCACCAGCGAATGGATAAAGTTTATTAATTTTATCTTTCGTATCGCCTTTTACATTGAATTTAAGAACTGTTTTCTTGCTATCACGTTGAATAGAAACAAATTCAGCACCAATTGCTTCAACATCACTTTTCTCCACAGTTAGATGAACAATAGTACCTGGCATTTTTAATAATTCATCAGCATGTGGAAGTTCATCACTTAATACATGGAACATTAAAACTTCCTTTTTATCATCCTTTTGCATTTTCTTAAATAATACGTTCAATTGAATTTTAGTCATGGTTTATTTCTCCTTTAATTGTTTTAGGTTTCATCAGATAACGCCCTTCTTCAAATACTCACGAGCCATATATAAGAAATGATGATATATGTAATTACCGGTTGTAGCTGGCTCAATAAATACCGTTGAAAATCCATATCGTACTTCAAATGTTTTTAAACTACCAAGTAACGCTTCTGGTTTGTATTGACTTATATACTCACCTTTTAATATTTTTTGATAGCCTTTTAAATCTTCCACAAGAAGAACAAATGGGTGTTTAGCAGCACGAATCAATTCATTTTCAAATCTCGTACGATCTTTAATTGATTGAACCAATTCATCTACGCCATTTTTACGTTCTACCCCAGCACTTAAATAAATATCTCGTGTAATGCCCATTTCAGGATTTTTAGGAATTACCGCTGAATAATCGGCTGTATCAATTTTTCTAAGTCTGAATTTAACATCCTTTTTACGGAAATAATCAAGTACATGTTGGTTTTTCTGTTCCCTTGTATCCACCATGATTTCTAATGTATCCAGGATTTCCTTTAACTCTTTTTCTGAGTATCGATAATGTATAGCACTCATATTTATCGCTCCAATAACTCTGGATTTTCGTAAATATTTCCGATGACTTCAATATCTGTTGCTTCGTTAAATATCGACCATCCGTTACTTCCGTCTGTCTTTTCAAACAGAAAGGCACATTCTATAAACTTAACTATTCCTATTTCGTCAATGTCGCATCCTGGCGTAACGCTATACATATGAACAATATCCCCTTCATAAATCTCCTTACCGTTTTTGTCTTTTAATCCTGTATATTGCTGCGGATCTAAACACACCAACCAATTATCATCTTCATTATTTAATATCCACCAATTGATGCCATCTTTTGATATACATTCGCTATAAACCCAATCCGTTCCATCCCAAGCACGGAATTTTATCTCTCTCATTTTCATGCCCCTTTCTTAAAATAAGCCATCGCACGATTATATAAATTCAATGAAAGCTCGTCCGTTAATTTATTTTCATAGTTGGCCACAGATTCTTTTACATATAACCAACCATTAAGTGAGAAGTTTAATGTTAATTCCATAACTAACCTTGCTGCAGCTTCATCATGATTGAACCAATCATTTATTTTGGGATTCATGTCTTGCTCAACACCAATAAAAAAATTAATAATTTTATCTATCGTTTGTTTTACCGCATGATCTTGATCGGAATAATTACCTTGCAAATATTTAATAATCCGTAGCTTGTATTCTTTAATAACTGATTCAATTTCAGGAGCAACCTTTTCATGGTTCTCAATGTACAAATCATTTCCATCAAGAACGAGCTTCGCTCCCATCGATTGAATATCAGCACATATTTGTTTTGGATGCATTCAATCACCTATTTCAAAGTTAGTCCAAAAATATAAAGTTTATTATTATTTGATTTCTTTAATACAAGACCCATATTTTTTAGGTTTTTATAAAAAGTTCTTGTACCAATGAACGAAACTTTAGTTAAACCAAATGCTTTCATACAAGCTTTATAAAATAATTGGGCTTCAATTTTTTTATCGATAGCAACAATACATCTTTGTTGAATAAATTCATCTAGATTTTGCGGTCGATTCACTTTTTCAAGATGTTCCATATCACAATCCCCTTAAAAGGAGTTACTGAAGTTATTGAATGAAAATTTTCGATAACTCACCAAAACCCAGTCATATCAATGGTTTAAAGCATATTGAGTTATCAAAGTTACTAAAGTTATCCATTTTTCTATTAAAGGCTATATATTATATATATTTTTTATTTATTTATTTTCTTAAGAGCCGATATAGGAAACTCAGTAACTTCAATAACTATTCATCTATAAACATTGTTATATCAACGTTTATAAGAGTTATCGAAAAAAGCAGTTCAGTAACTTTAGTAACTATTATCTAAACTTTTTTCCTATTGATTGCAGTTACATTGTGTTTTTCTTCTTTATCTCCAGTTGAGAATAGATTTGCTCCCGCAAATTGATTTAATGTAATTCCAGTAATAAATGTTTTATTACCTGTACCCTTTTCTTTCTTAAATCCACGAATCTCTAATTGACGATAAAAGGCACGATTCTTTAAATCCATTTCATTATTTTGATAGCACCACTTGGTATAACTTTCATAAAGTGATTTCGCTTCAATTTGCGCCGTAGAATGAACCGTACAATTTTCATCAATAAATGGCCCTAATATATCCATGTCTTCACGATATTCGGCTGTCGCTGCCTTCACGGCTTCAGGAGCACGCAATCCTTCGGTCTGCCACTTCATGCAACCTTCAACAGCCCACCGTAAAACTCCAGGCATCTCTTTTGCTAATTTATCAGGTAGATCATAATCAATCTTGTCTTTTGGGATTGTTACGGTAAATGGAATAAGCATAATCCTTCTCCATATACCTTCATCCGAACCTTTTACAATCGGCTTATGGTTGGTAGTGAAGAATACTTTAAATTCAGGTGTAAACTCGAAATATTCCTGGCGTAAGAAACGAGCTGACATCTTTTCTCCACCGGTGATTTGTTTAACCAGAGCTTCATATAATTGTTGCCCCTCTTCACTCTCAACGGCCGATACAAAACGCGCTCCATCTAATCTGGCCACATCGTTATTGATTCCTGAATCATTTCTCTTTTTCAAGAACGTGTCACTGTTTGTCTGTCTTCCATAATCACCGAGTAGATCCTGGATGATATTAATAAAAGTAGATTTACCATTACGGCCATTACCGAATAAGAAAAACATTACTTGCTCTTTGGTTACACCGGTTAATGAATAACCAATTGCTTTCTGCAGGTAATTTATTAATTCATAATCCGCTTCACCTGCAGGTGTTTTAAAAATACTCTCCAAGAAAGCTTTCCAGTTTGGACACTCAGCATTTCTGTCATACTTGATTGGAGAAATCTTTGTTAATAACAAGTCACGGTCATGCGGTAATAATTCACCTGTTTTTAAATCGATAACTCCGTTATCACAGTTAAATAAAAAGTTATGAGAATCTAATTCTTTCTTTTTCACTGATACCATAGGTCTCACATCCAATATGCTATTTATTCTAATTGACCGTCTTTCACATTTCTTTGCCCAATCATGTAATAACTTTGATTGATATTTATCTTCTGTAGCCTTCGCTTCTCCATATATGGCCCTAAGTGTTTTAGCCGTGATAGCTTCAATCTGTCTCTTACTATCCTCATGCCAATGTTTACCGTTCCATATAAGCCATTCCAATTCATTACAATAACGAACATTCTCGCCATGATAATATGCAATACGTTCTGCATTTCCTAGCTCAGTTAAATGAAACTTTGGTGCTTCATCAATAATTTCCTCAGTATCTTCAATTGAGTTATCGGATATATAAACTTCATATTTTTTCTCTTCGGGCGGTTCATAATCAGCTATTGTGGAAGGAGTTGAAAGAATTGCTGTATCAATTGTCATTTGGCCATATGTGCGGCCATCACTTGAATGTGGTTTATCCCACTTCTCACGAAGTAAGGAAGACTCTCTAAACATCGAATCCATCTTTGCAGCATCTTTATCCGTCCAAAATGCTAAATGGTTGCATAAAGCCATATCAGTTGAAGAATGATCTCCGTTAATCAACATACCCTGGAATAAATTTTTAATGGCTGCACCGCTTTTACTATCAAACATTCGCTCCCATAATTCTGCATTCGATAAACTAGTAATATCTTCTCGTTCGAATGAAGTAGTGCTTTGTTTCTTTTCTGGCTTTGGCTTTTCTTTCAAATACTTCTCAAATAAAACTTTTAATTCTTCTGTTCTATCTTCCACAGGAACTTGATCCAAGCAATCACCGGTGAAAGTAAAATAGCGTCCATGTCTGTACACTTCTAATCCGATATCAACATTTTTCCGTCCTGTACCTGGTCCTTTTAATGGTAGCTTACCTTTTGCAATAATGTGGATGCCATCACCACTTGGTGAATATTCCGTGTAACTATTTACGATTTCAATAACATCCTCAGCTAAACTTATAAGAGCACCTTCCTGAATACAATGGTCAATATCTATTCCAATGAATGGATCATCCTTTGAAAACATGAATCCAATTCCGTCATAATCTCCTTGTTCAAAGAATTTTATGATCGTTGGGAACGTTGACCAGCTCCGTTTATTATTCGATTGAGCCATTTCCCCATTGATTTGATAAGGAACTTTTGTTTTCTTACCATTTCTTACTTCTGACCGCCATAAGATCCAATGAGGAGTATTTTTAAGCTCTGCCGGTATTTGATTAAATTTATATCTCATTTGATTTTCTCCCTTTGGAAAAGGGAGCCGTTAGTAGCTCCCTCCTATTTGAATCTTGTTAATTAACTTTTAGAACGGAACATCCTCATCCGAAACTGTAAATCCAGTACTTGGAGCCGATGCTTCTGATTCTTTAAATCCATTTACTTGTGGATATTTTTTACCGTTATATTCACGCTCACCTACTACTACACGAAGATGTTTATTTAAAAGTGTATCTGCCCATTCTTTATAAGAAGCAAACTTCATTCCTGTTGGAAAAGCTGCCGCTTTAGAAATCGCTTGTAATCTCCACATTGATTTTTTAGTTACAACAAAATTATCAAATAAGAGCTTCTGTCCTTGGAATGCCTGGTCTACATCACTACGAATTTCATAATCCACAACAATCATGTTGTTTCCAGATTCAGCGTTTTTTAATTCATAATTAACAACTATTACCTCATATTCTCCTGGCTTAACTTGTTCAAATCCTTTAGCTTGTTCATGATCTACTGTAAACATTATTTTTCCTCCTTGTTGTTAAAAACTTGTAATCTATCTAAAGCAGCATTTAAATATTTAAGATTGAAATCTTGAAGTTTTTGTTTTGTTTTAAACTCAATTTCATCTAGCATCTTCGCTGCTTCATCACTGGATTCAACAATTTCTATAATTTTTGCAATAAGAGCATTTCTTTCATTCTCTTGCTCCGCTCTTACATCCACACCAAGTTCTAACCATTTATAAATGATTGCACCATGCTCTGGCTTAATTAATTCACCATTTTCATTTATTAAATTAGAATTATCTTTAGTTGGGGTAGCTGTATGATTTTGCTCCATACGTAGAACAATCATGAATTCGTACTCCAAATCATCTTTCTGAATTGGTTTTAATCCTAACTTACGAATTTGAAGCTTATCATTATCATCACGCTCAGCTTGATATTCTTGTTTAGTACGTAACGTAGCGATAATATGAACATCATTTTCTGTAAGTGATTTAATGAACTCTTTAATAACCGGCTTCATTGTTTTCCAATCTTGAAAACGCCCACCTAAATCTTGCTGCTGGTCCAAGATACCTCCGATACCTTCCCAAGCATGTGAAAGACTATCTGCAATAACAACCTCGCAACCACTTTTCTTTAATAATTCAATCGCTTGTTGATATCGTACTGTAGAATATGGTGCATCAAGTTCTACATATTTAAAGCTACCAATCTTGTAACCTTTAATTGTATTGTTCGCATAAAGAAGTGAGCGCTTGTGCTCCGTATCGATAACACCAATCTTCTTCCACAATTCTTCTTCTGGTAAATCAGGATAAGCTTCTTTCATCATTCCATATGCCATAATTAAAGAAGTTAATGTTTTACCTCCGCCACTTGCGCCGAATAAGGCTATACAAGCTTTCAGCTTTTCACGTTGTGCATCTGTTACTTTTAACGACATGTTTTACACTCCTTTTCCCAACCTATTCTTTAACATCTAATTCTGTAGCTTTATTTTGCAGACTCTCTAGCATTTTTGGGATATTGAGCCTTTGAATAATATCAACGGATAGCTGTTCTTTTAGATTGTTTTCAAGCGCCTTGACTATCGTTTCCTCTGCATCTTTTCTTGCAGTTTGAATCATCATACTAACTTTAGAAGTAAGTTCCTTAGCAAGATAATTTTGAATGAAATACTCGCTTATTGATAATTTTCTATCACCTGAGTACTTAGCCTCTCGGCCATTTTCATCAAGTGTTTTTTCTGTTAGATACCGTTCATACCTCATCCCAATAAACTCACTAATCGGCATTAATTCTACTTCCGATCCCCAACCACTTTTCTTATATGGTATTTTTAATTCATCGATTTTCTTTTCCAAGGCTCCGTGAATAAAATTATCTACAACCTCATTTGCCTTTTCTTCAACTTCACGTTCGATTTTCGCTAAAACCTTTTGTTCTGCTTTTTGAATCAATCTATCCTGTAAGCCAGTGATAACTTGACTTTTGATTAAATCATCAAGATTTTCACCTTCTTCTAACCAATCTACATCTAATTCAATTTTTACTTTAGCCATTTTTATTAAACCTCCACACTGTAAGAAATGGATTCAGGCTTAACCGTAACCCCTGGAACAATCTGTCCATCCTCATCCACAATTACCTTTTCACCGCTGATTTCTTCAATCTTGAATTTCTTCTTCAAATCACCCCATTTAACTTCTGTTTTTAAGCAATCATCAAGATGGTTTTCAATAGCGTATTGAAGTAATTTTTCTTTATCCTGCTGTTCCGGTGCCTCCCCACTCTTACGTGTTTTAGATTTACCGTATGGTGTAGAAATGGTTTTCTGTTTTGGATCTGCAGCAAGTTGTTCCGCATGGTAACGTTGAATGTGAGTTTCAAAGAAGCTAATGCTATCGTGGATAGGTTTTAATTCTTTTTGCTCCCATTGTGCAATACGGTCACGTTCAACATTTGCCAACGTTGTAATTTTCTTTTCTTCAGCTTTAAGTGCAGTCAATTTACGAAATGCCCAATTAAGGCCTTCCAAATCACTAATTTCAAATTGCTTCTCCGCATCCTGTAATTCATCAACTTCTGCTAATTCAATTTCTTGTAATGAGTTCATCGATATTACCTCCAAATATATTTTTAATTTCTTCTTCAGTGTGAAGGGAAAGATACGTTAAACCATTTTTGGTGAAAGTAGCTTCAAATGGATATTCCGAACAATCACGTTTCACTACTTCAAGATTTCCTTGCTCATTTATGAGTTCTTCAAACAATTGATATCTGACATGTATTCGGTCATTATAGACACCCAAAATGCCACTTTTCTGCGCTAAACGTACAGCTTGTACATATTCTTCAATCGCTTTAATATCCATTAGGATTCCACCACCCTGGCATATTCCACTGTTTTACGGATAACTTCTCCCCCAACATTGTTGGCTACTTGTTTTGATATTTCATATTCGAATTCCATTGCATCTTTTGGTAACTTCGTTACTACCAATGGACCTGGATTGCTAATAAATAAATTACCTACCCTTACTAGATATGCAGTTTTAGGCATTAATTGCTTATCCATACTAACCCTCCTTGATCGTCATTGGAGTAAGTTCAAACGTCTCATCAACAATACTTTTTATATCAATCGTTAATTCTTCAAATCCCTTATTTTTTTCATTGTAAAAACCAACTACAATACTTAATGGCTTTACAAATTTAACGATGCAAGGTGTACTAATTTCTGTACGTCTGCTGTAGTTGTATTTATTCAACCAATATGCAGTTCCACTTTGAATGTTTTCCGTATCAAATTGCGGTTTATTTACTATCATGCCTTTCACTCCTTTACACAAAGTCAATTCATGCTATAATGACCAAGAAATATGTTTTTATTAGACCGTCAGCCCCAACTGGCGGTTTCTCTTCAATGTTCGCTTTCCTAAGAAAAATGTTCTTAAATTTAACGGTGTATAATTAGGATTGATTTTGAGAAATGCTTCATTTTTCTTTTTATTCACTGTGGATTTCCCCATCTCAAATTTCCTTGCAATTTCTCTTGTTGTATATCCCTCACCCACGTGCAGAATGATTAATTTTTCCTTTTCTTCTAGCACGCTTGTTACTTCTTCAAATTCAACTGATAACAGTGCTTCTTCTTCCACATTGATAGGAGAAACTGCATAAAATTCATTTACTGTTTCTTCATCTCGATGCAAATCAATTGAATGAATATTGATTTGATTTTTCTCCTCATGACTCACTTTTCTACTTACTTTAAAAGGCGTTCCTCTCATATGCAGTTCATCACTCATTGCCCATTTCATACCTTTCATAACATATGCATTAAAGGTTTCCGCTCTCCCTGGATCATATTTCACACAACAAGCCCATAAGTGCATACGACCAACTTGAATTAAATCGTCCAACTCCATGTTGTTCATTTCTGCAATTTGCTTGGCTCTTAACATACTTCCAAACCTTTGTTTAATTGCCGCTATCACTAAATGTTGTTTCTCTTCGAACAACTCTTCAGGTGTCATTTTCTTTTACCATCCTTTCTTTAATTATTGAGCTTGATAGCATTGAACTTCGTATTCTTCTGTCAAATATTGTTTTAAATTCTGTTCAAGTACAACATCGCAATCAAACACAAAGTAAGTTTCATCTTTCATAATTTCATTACCATAAAAATCTTCAATTGGATGATCAGGTTCCTTAATGGATTCCTTTTCATCAATGTCTTCCACAAATATTGCATCGATATTACTTAACCCAATGTGGAATGGGATCTTCTCATTAGCACCTGTATATTCGATTTTTGTTAAAGAACCAAACCCATTTTTAAATGTTGCAAATTCCTTAGCTGTAAAGCTTGCTGTTGCTCCTGACTTAAAAATAACCGTTACTTCCTTCAATTAATTCACCTCATTCATTTTCTTTTCCATTTCAACCCAATCTTGCGGAAATACAATCTTTCCATCGAGTACATGAACTACAGTAAAATCATCTTCATCGCAAATTCGAACTTCAGGAAAAATACGCTTTTGTAAATTTACGTAGTTCCAAGTTTCTTGTGCATTTGCAAGGTTAACCGCTGGACTTTTTCTCATTTCTGCACATCTTTTTACAACCTCTGATGCTTTCATTAATTTACTTGCGGATAATACTCCATTCATGATTGGTCACCTTCCTTATCTATTTTTTCTTTACGTTCTTCTTCTAAAATACGAGGGATAGATGTTTTCATGAAAAATTCCACCATTTTTAACTTTGTTTCTTCACTTGGTGGATTATCCAATACAGTTCGTTCCATCAATAGCACCATCCATCCCCGAAACTTCATGTTTCATGAAGTTAGTCAGTAAAAAAATTTCTTCAATACCTTTTCCTAGCTTTTGAGCAATCAAGAACATTTCATTGGCTTTAAATTGAGTAACCCCGTGTTCTTTATTAACATATGTTCTTTTATCAGTTCCAATTAAATCAGCCATATCTTGTTGCGTTAACCTGTTATACATACGCAATGATACTAGTTTTTCCTGCAAAATAATCCACCTCACTTTCGCTAACTTCATATTACATGAAGTTATGACATAATTCAACAATTATTTTCATATTTTATGAAATTTATTATTAATTTTCTTATTTCATGAAATTTTTAGTTTAAAACTTCATGAAATATGATATAATAAAATGGAAAAGGAGGTGAAACTTCATGAAACAAGATGTTTCTAAATATGTTGGACAACAAATTAAAAACTTTAGGAAACTAAAGAAAATGACACAAAAGGAATTAGGTTTACGAATAGGAAAAAAACATAATACAATTTCATCTTATGAAAATGGTACAAATGAACCTGAGCAAGATGTACTGTTCGCAATTGCACAAGCATTAGATATATCAATTAATGATTTGTTTCCACCTACCAATGAGGTGTATAAGCCTAATAATCAAGTAATTTCTTTAGTAAATGAATCTGATTACACTTATGTCCCAACTTCAATTTCAGCTGGTTTACCTATACAAGTTGACGGAATGACAGAAATGGATTTGGAAACTATACGTATTCCTGATTCATTAATGGGAAAATGGGCAGGTAGAGAAGATATTTTTATGACTCGTGTTAATGGTGATTCAATGAATAAAGTCATACCTCACACTTCTTTGATTGCCGTAAAAGAAGTGACATTAGAAGAACTTTATGATAATGACATAGTTGTTTTTAGTAATGGGTGTGATTATTCTGTAAAGCGTTTCTTTAATGACAAGGAAAATAAACGGTTAATATTCCGACCAGATTCTTATGATAATCGTTTCTTTGATTACACAGTATCTTACGAAGATGCCGCGAATATAAAAATACACGGTAAAGTAGTTATGTACTTAGTTTCATTAGACTAATACAAAAGGTGATTAAATCCTTAGCGCTAGGAATTTAATGGACAGCCCGTACAGCTGTCCTATTTTTTAAAAAGGAGAGATAATAGTGACTGTTGGGATTTATATAAGAGTAAGTACAGAGGAACAAGCACGAGATGGTTTTTCAATCTCAGCTCAACGCGAAAAATTAAAAGCATATTGTGTGGCACAAGACTGGGATAATTTTAAGTTTTATGTGGATGAAGGTGTATCAGCAAAAGATACGAATCGCCCACAATTAAGCATTTTATTAAATCATATTCAGCAAGGCTTAATCACTACTGTTCTCGTTTATCGTTTAGATCGCTTAACTCGTTCTGTTATGGATCTGTACAAGTTACTCGATACATTTGATAAATATAACTGTGCTTTTAAATCTGCAACAGAGGTCTATGATACTTCTACAGCAATGGGAAGAATGTTCATTACAATTGTTGCTGCACTTGCTCAATGGGAACGAGAAAATTTAGGTGAACGTGTACGAATGGGTCAATTAGAAAAAGCTAGACAAGGTGAATATTCAGCAAAAGCTCCTTTTGGATTCAATAAAAATAAACATAACAAACTTGTAATAAATGAGATTGAAAGTAAAGTGGTTTTAGATATGGTAAGAAAAATTGAAGAAGGTTACTCTATCAGACAACTCGCCATCCATTTAGACAGCTATGTTAAGCCTATAAGAGGCTACAAATGGCATATACGTACCATATTAGATATTCTTTCTAACAACGCCATGTACGGGGCTATAAAGTGGTCTAACGAAATAATTGAGGGTGCACACGAAGGAATCCTTACTAAGGAGCGGTTTATAAAATTACAAAAAATACTATCTAGTAGACAAAACATTAAAAAGAGACAAACACATTCAATTTATATATATCAAATGAAATTAATATGCCCCAATTGTGGGAATCGTTTAAGTAGTGAACGATCCAGATATTACAGAAAAAAAGATGAGCAACATGTGGAGTGTAATCAATATCGATGTCAGTCTTGTGCACTGAATAAACATACAACTAAGCCTTTTGCTACTAGTGAAAGAAAGGTAGAATCTGCATTAATGAATTACATTTCAAATTTAAAATTTAAACACGTACCTAAAATAAATAATGAAAATAACGAATTAGAAATACTAAAAAAACAGATTAAAAAAGTCGAAAAACAAAGAGAAAAATATCAAAAGGCTTGGTCAAACGACTTAATGACAGACGATGAATTTACAGAACGGATGAATGAAACAAAAATAATATTGAAGTCTACCAAAGAAAAGTTACAAACTTTAGAGGTGAATGATCATCAAGAGATAGATGTAGATGTAATAAAAGAAAAAGTGAATAATATCAAAAAGAATTGGTCTCATCTATCTCCTGATGAAAAGAAACAATTTATGAGTATGTTTATAGAGAATATCAAAATTGATAAAAAAGACGGAGTTACAGAAGTATTAGATATAGAATTTTATTAG